CAATTCAAAGATGAATATAAAGCAATTAATATAGACTGATCAAGGCGATATAATAACTTTAGCAGCTGCTAATGTTGTAGTACTTAGCTAAGCTAAGTACTACTATTTTTTTGTTTTTTTGTTTTTTTATAGTTTTTTTGTGTTTTATTTTATTTTTATACTTTTTTTGTTTATTTTATATATTTTATTTCACTGTTTATGATTATTATGGGATAATTTATGCGGATACCAAATTGAGCCAAGAATTCTCTTGCAGCTGGAGAGAATCCAGTTCTTGCCCATGGGAGTGCTCCGACAGCTTCAAATGCTGCACGAATTGCAACCAGCTCCTGTCTCATCCATTGTTCAGCAGTCAATGCGCCATAGCGCTGGCGGAGAACCTTCCGCATGAAGTTGACATCCATCCCGTCTTTGAGCACACGGTGCATCTCAATTACTAATGGGAAAAAAGTGAATGTTTGCAGGAACATTTCAGCTCCTGAGGCAAACCCCAAGTAGAGTGCTGGTCCATCATCCCATGAGCATCCTTTCACTTCTGCTAAAGGAATAACTACAGCCTCACGAACAGCAGCCTGGTTGACTGGGCTCTGAGAGTAGAAAGTCATTAGCCATCTCGCAAGGTAGCCGGAGAGGCGGTGCAGGGTAAGGGCTGTATCTGCAACCGGATTTGATTGGAACTGTGGAAAATGGTTATTAACCACTGGAAATGTACACTGTCCAAAAGTAAGATTGACAGTAGGCCTCGGCGTCTGACGTAAAGTATCCTTGGCTCTCTTCTGATTGAGGAAGAAAATTCGAGCGGTGTTAATAGTGAGGTTTGCTCGGTATGTATTTTCAAATACCACATATTGTGCCTCCGGATCAAACGTAGATTGAGCCCGTTGAGGTACATCGTTGAAAACTATCGCATCAGCCATACTATTTAAGAACTTTAAGTTTTTGAATTGTGGAAGA